TAAGAATAGTTAATCTCCTTCGTTCTAAACCACTATTCCCCAGATAGAATACATTTCGCGCCAGATTAACTGAGATTCTAACAAAGGATCATCAGGATTCATCCAATACAAATATTTCTCTTTATCAATCATGGACAGGGCTCCTCCTTAATGGATGAATAAAAACCTTCAAAGAAATTACAAAAAATTATTAATTGCTTTATCAACTAATATCAGTATACAAAAAATACTATTTGCTCGTAATCAAAATTGGAATTATACCTTGATTTCTGAACCACTCTTGAAAATAAACTTCATCCTGCCATCACCATAAACGAGTACACAATCAATCATTGATGTCCAAACCTGATCCGACCACTCTGTCATCAGTTCTGGTAATTTTGTATATCTTTTGATGAATACTTCAATCGCTGACTTCTGAGCGATTTTTCGATTTCTTTCTGAAATAAGGCCGTCAAGTTTTGCCTGTTCAGCTTGATATCTTTTTTCGAGTACTTCGTAGCGATTTCGATAATCAGCTTGGTCTATTGCCGTTACGGCATTCTCTTCAACAAGTACTTTGGCCATGTTAGCTAGTACTTCGACTTCGGTGTTTTGAGCGTCGATTAGTCTATTAAGTTCCTCAGTGTTATCAAGGATATCAATAAACTCTTTACAGTGGTTGATCACTTTCTTTTTGTCTTTACTAAGCAAGTTAAATGCTTTAATAAAAGATTTCTTAATGTGATCTTCAACTAGATACGGCGTATCACATTTAACGCCTAGCTTACGGTTTTCAAAACGCTTATTACATTGCCATACTTCACTGCGGTACTTGTCGGTGGAATGCCAAACTTTCGGCCCGTAAAACGCCCCACAGTCCGCACAAACGAGCCGGCTCGCAAAAACCTTTGATCCACGAAATTGCTTGCCTAGTTTGGCCCTTCTTTTGATCTCCTCTTGGACCATTTCCCATTCTTCCGGTTCGATGATAGCTTCGTGTGAATTTTCTACATAATACTGAGGAACTTCGCCTTCATTGACTTTCGTTCTCTTTTCCAAATAATCGACCGTGAAAGTCTTTTGAAGTAAAGCGTCCCCCTTATACTTTTCATTTCTTAATATGCTCTGCACCGTTTGAATCCGCCATGTTTTGCTTCCACTCGGGGAGTCGATGTTATCTTCTTCTAGCGCACACACGATTTCGTTAGTCGAGTACCCATTAAGAAACATCCGGTAGATTTTTCTGATGGTTTCTGCCTCTTCGGGAATAACCTCTGGACGACCGTCTGTTCCCCTTCGATAACCTAAAAAATTTTTATAGGCGATTCGGACCTTGCCATCAGAAAATGCTTTGCGAATGCCCCAAGTGACGTTTTGTGATAAGGACCTTGATTCCTCCTGAGCGATTGAAGACATGATCGTAATCAAAAGTTCCCCTTTACTATCAAATGTATAAATATTCTCTTTTTCAAAAAAGCATTCAACGCGCTTTTCTTTAAGTTTTCTAATCGCCACTAAGGTATCGACTGTATTTCGAGCAAACCGACTAATCGATTTCGTAATAATGAGATCAATTTTCCCATTAATGGCGTCTTGGATCATTTGTTTGAACCCTTCGCGGTTTTTAGTGTTAGTTCCTGAAATCCCTTCGTCATAATATACTTTAACGAATTCCCACTCTGGATTTGCTTTGATGTAATTAGTGTAAAAGTCAATCTGAGCATCAAGTGACGTCATTTGTTCATCACTTTCAGTTGAAACGCGGGCATAAGCCGCTACTTTGCGTCTCTCTACATTATTAAACGGATTATTCGTGAGCGGATTAATTGTTTGTGGTATTACTGTTATCTTTTTCATTTTTATTACGTCCTTTCATTGCTTTTTGTCTTGCTTTTTCTCGCATTTCTGGTGTCCATGATGCACTACGGCTTTGATATGCCCATGGAACAGTAACTTCTTGTCCCGTTTTTAAACTAAGTTTAACTTGCTTATCTTGAACGATAATATTAGTTAATCGTTCATTAACCGTTTCATAATTAAGTGAACTAAGATTTAAAGTACTCTTAACAATTTCGTTTAAAATATCTTCGGGAATTTGTTTAGAGGGACAAGATTCTTTGCCATAAAAGTTATATGTCGAGCATATCCAATAAGCCTTATTTTTCGTTATGCGTCGATTATAGTCTTTGCCACACTTATCACATACAAGCATTCCTCGATAAAGCGTCTTTTCGTCTCGAGCGGTTCTAACTTTGGTGTTCTTTTGCTTTTCCGCTATGAGATGCTGCACTTTATTAAATGTGTCGATATCGATAATCGGTTCATGCGAGTTTTCAACATGATATTTCGGCAAAACACCGTTATTTATAACTTTCCGTTTCGTTAAATGATTATCTTTATATGTTGTTTGAAGTAGCATGTTTCCGGTGTAGAGATAGTTACGCAGCACCTTTGCAATTGCACCATGCCGCCAAGGCTTGTTTAACTTTGTTAAAATCCCGCGCTTGTTCAGATCTTTTGCGATCGCAGGTGTGCCTTTCCCATCAAGGTAAGATGCGAAAATATGCCTTACTATCTCGGCTTCTTTTGGAATCTTAATGAATGTTCCGTTTGAAAATTGATATCCATAAACATAGGTATTCCATGCTAGCCCCATTTTGAATCTATTTCTAATACTCCATTTAAGATTCTCGCTAGCGGATCTCGATTCTTCTTGGGCATATGAAGCAAGGAAGGTAAGTACTAATTCGCCGTCCGCACTAAGGGAATGAATTCTTTGCTCTTCAAAATAGACATCTACATTTAACGCTTTTAACTCACGAATTGTTTCTAGTAACGTCACCGTGTTTCTCGCAAAACGGGAGATCGATTTAGTGATAATCATATCTAATTTACCCGCACGAGCGTCATTCATCATTTTTAAGAAACTCGGGCGTTCTTTACTTGTGCCAGTCATTGCTTCATCGACATAAACACCCATATAAAGCCACCCACGCTTATTTTGAATTAAATTGCTATAATAACTTACTTGGGCGGATAGTGAATGAAGCATTGCTTCTTTACCAGTAGAAACTCGAGCGTAAGCCGCTACTTTCTTTTTACGTGGTAGTGTGCTTCGATGTCTTACACGCTTAATCTTTGTATCATTTTTACTCATAATCTAGCCACTACCATATTTACTAAAAAGAGGGTTTATATCAAGTTATTAATGCGATAAAGACTATCTTTTTTGATACAATATTTTTTCGCTGTTTCTTCCTCAATTAAAATGAAGTCGTCATCATTAATAATATTCAATTTATGGAGTTTTTTTGCTGTTGCCATCGTTAGCTGGTACTGCGTAATATTTTCAGAATAAGTATTAATTTTCATCGCCATATCTCCCTTCTATGTAACACTGATGCGAGCAGTATTTTCTTTCTTTATAATCCTTTGATGTAAACTCTTTGCCACAATATTTACAAGTGTAGTGGCGCTTAGATTTATTGCTTACTAAAAAGCGATGAGCATTCCACCATTTCATACGACATTTATCGGAACAAAATTGTCTTGGCTTCTTCCCTTTAATGATGATTATTTCCGCACCGCACTCTTTACACTTTGACACTTCAGTTTCAAGTTTATTTGCACGTGACCAAATTGATTTTATTGTTCCAACAGGTAACCCTGTCTTTTCACTTATTGCGCGGTAAGACATTCCTGACTTTTTTAATTGGATCACTTTCTCGTTACTTGTCATTGTTAAACCTCCTACTTATAAAAGGAGAAATAGTGACGTTTTGAGTAGTAAAATAACAAAAAAACCTCCGCAGGATAACCCACGGAGGCTGCCATCTTGTAGTAGTGGCTTACTGTACTCTTCCTTTTAATGTGCCCAAGGTACCAAACACACCGCATCCCTTATAGATACGAATCGCCCAGTGGTCGAGAGCATTCATGACTGCTCACTATATAAATAGGAAGGAATTATGAAAAATTTAACACCAATAATAAAAAAAGGCCCCTAAATCAATAGGAGCCGAGATGATAAATTATAGTTTAGTGATTTTTTAATGTGCTAATCGTTGCTTCAATTTGAATAGTAAGCCAATTATTTATATCGCCATAACTATTTTCGATAAATTTAATGGTTTCAGTAGATAATTGAGATAATGCAATATCTTTTGCCTTGCTTAAAGCGATATCTTGCGCATCTTTATTAAATGACCCACTTTTCTTTAAAGTATCAACATATGTCTGAAACACCGTTTTTACTGAATTTAAGACAATAGTTGTTGCATCACTTAATATTTTCGTTGCTTTTTCATTGTTCGTTTTAGTCCCAATCCACTGAATGAGTTTTGTGCCGAGCAGACTAATTATCGGAATAACTACTGCCGTAACAATGACTGAAATGATATTAATTAGAATTTGATCCATAAATTAAGAACCTCCTTTTACGTATCGTGCTTTGGTGCGTACACGATGATCAATTTTTTCGGCTAAATTAGCGATATCAGTTTCGACTTTAATAAGACGCCCATCTAAATCGTTATACCGCTCCTCGAGTTTGTCGAGCGTTTTTTCGACACGGTCAACTGAAGACTTAATGTGGCGAATATCAGAGATGACTTCTCCTTCTTTTTTCCCGATTTGCTTCTGGTCACCACGATCATTACGCCTAAAAGCTAAAACTGCAAAAAAGATAGATGAAAGCGTACCAAGTACACTGATGACTGCTAGAACATTAGATATTTCTTCCATTAGCGTTCCTCCTTATCGAGCACTTTTTTAATAAAGGCGAAAATTGTTTTAAAGTTGGCATAGTGTTTTTCTAAATTTTCCTTTTTATTTTTATAATCAATAATTAGCGCTTTATCTTCAGCACTTAAGTAATATTCAAATTTCCTTGTGTTCTCATAATGAACTAATAAGGAGCGCAAACGATAAAGGTTATAGAGTGTTTTTTCATTGATGTGTCCATCAAAACACGCTGAAAAGTATTCGTAGTTAATGCGTAGCCACACCTTAAAGTACTTCTTCCAATCAATATTAATTAAAGCGTAGTACTCTTCTTTAAAACTCTCATCGACGAATAATGTGTTTTCTTTCGCAATTAAAGTATTATCAAGCCAGATTAAATAGTAATCGGCAATGCGTCTATCGAAATTAACTGCTTGCTTAAATTTATTTACACCAAAAAGGAAATAGTCGGCGTTATCTACTTTACAAAGTCTTACATCATTATAGTTTTTAAGAATGACGATAAAGTCACGGTCACTGTCATCTTTTTCAACACCATGTAAAACTGACCCACACCGATAAATGGCGAGTACCTTTTTACCATAGATACTAACGGGCAACATAAACTCTTCCTGGAGCGTGCGATGCTAAGGCTGGTTCCACAACAAGCCCAGTATCTTTTAATTGAATTGCGACATCATACCAAGTGCCATTGAACTTATATTGATAGATTGCCCCACTGCCCGAAGCGGCCGCTGTTGAAAAAACAACATTCCACCCTGCGACATTAACATTACCGAAACCATTACTAGCATTACTTGTTTTAATATTGTCATAAGTAAAGAACTTTCCGCTTACCGAACTATAATTCATTTGCCATACAGGACCATATCTATTTTTGACTGCTAAGTCGAGCGCAACAACACGGGCTTCTGCCAGTGTGTCAGCATTAACAATTTCGGGTGGATCATAGTAATAGTCTAGATTTAACGAGGACGCTGTTTTTGTGTAACGAGCAACTGGTAATTCATAAATCAGTCCACCAAATTGTAAATTTTCTTGAATAAGCGAAGGATAGGAACTTGGCGCTTCTTTCTTTTCAAGTGAGACCTCATTATTCCCGAGGTCAAATTTAATAAATACGTAGCCATAAGCACTACCAGTAAGTGCCACAGCAATTTTTGTGTTTGCTTCTACATACACTCTTCGTCCATAAACTTGGACATACCCACTTGAAAGAATGATGTAGTTATTACTCGTTGTAACAGCAACATTCCCACCTAAGCCGATTATTCGACCGTTTTGATTTGAGGCAAGAAAATGATTACAATCAGCGTCTTGCTTTGCTGACACTGAAGCTGAGTCAAAGGTAATTTTTACTAAGGCCATTTTTAAATCCCCCTTCTATTTAGTAATTTGAGTTTATCTGTTAAAGAGATGCGTTGTTCACCAAGCGTGATTGTCGCTTTATTAAATGTCCCCTTATACACCATCTTTGTTACGAGCGTTTCATAAGTCTTATGCGGAGTGATGAAGTTAACAAAAGTACCAACACTTAAGTCAGTTAAATCGGTAATTCGATTCGTTAAAAATGAGAAATCAAAAGTTATATTATGCTCTAGTGAAGAATCAATAAGCGCGGAAGTTGCCTTCGTTGATAGCGAGGTATAATCTTTATCACTATAAAACTCACATTTAAAACTAACTATCGGTATTCTTTTAGGCGAGTTTGTGTAGTTACTAATCGTACCGTCATTTAAAAGATAGTAAGTAATAATGTTTTGATAGGTGACGTTGTCAGCTTTTGGATAAAAGATAATTTTATTTAGTGCGTTAGTGTTAGAGTCCGCAATATTTAAGTTAGTGATAGCGCCTAGATTACTCTTAATAATCAAACCTTTTGTAATTGCTAAGACTAATATTTTAATATTCGTGATTTGCCCATTTGTAATAACTAATTCATAGCCAAGTCGCAATCCATAAGTTTTTGAAAACTCGGCAACAAGTTTTAGAATATTTACTTTTTTATCGGGCTCATAATTAAGTGTACCCGTCTTATTAATCATGATTTGCGTTTGTAGGTAGCTAAGATTTTGCTTGGGGTCACTACTATAAACGAAGTGTGCTCGAATTAAATTAACAATAAATTGCGAGATGTTACCGGTGTAGGAATTAACTGGCACTTCAACATCAAATTTAGAGAAGAAATCTTTCGTAGTAACTTTTATATAGTTGTCCTCAATCTTTTCGATAGCCGTAATGATACCAATATAGAAATAGTTCTTCTTGCGAACAGTAAGGTAATCACCGACACTCGCACTAATACTGTTTAAATTTACATGGAAGAAAGATTGTTGCGGAACTAATGAATCAAGAATAATCTCGAAATCATCACTAGCGTAGCCATACCCTAATACCGCAAGTGTCCTTTCACTTAAAAAGATAATTTGCATACAGACTCCTCTTAGTGAGCGATATACTCTTCGCTAAAACTAATCTCACAAGTACTAGGTTCCATCACTCCTGGATCAAAGAAAACTTCGCTAATACCAGGTGGGAGAAAAAGAAAATTGTCATAGGAGAAATCTTGATATTCATATATGTCAGTTTCTACTCCGTCCACAATTCTTTTTATATATTGATTAGTAGGGTCACTAGATACTTCAATTACTGGTTCATCTCTTTCGTCAAGTAGCAAGCGAAGTTTACTTACTTCAATTCCATTTTGGCGAATTATTACTCGGGGATTTAATAAGTTTCCCGTAATTTTGATTTTAAGTGGAACACTTTTAACGCATTCATTATTAAGCGTTACGGAACCGTTATAAGATACTGAGTAGATATAAGCGTAATTATAGGGATAAATTTTCCCTTCATTAGATTCGACAACATTAATCACTTCCGTTTTATCAACTAGCCATAGCGATAAGCATTCGATACTGACACTGCTTCTAATGATGAAAGATTCGAGCTGACTTTTCGATGTTGATTTAACATTGACATAGCAATATTTAAGACCATCGGCATAATAGTAAAGGCGCATTTTTTTAGTGTTAGTGATAAATTCTCGCCAAATCGTAAAGCCTTCATATCCTTCAAGAAAAAGGAGTGTAACATTAATTATTCTTTGCTGGACTTTTCTCTTGTTTTCGACGAATTTGTCGGCAAAATCCTGGTATTCGATATTAAAATCAAATCCAAAACCATCAAGCGATTCAATCAGTGTATTGTTTCGATAATCCAAATAGTAGGTGGTGCCTACTTCGTTAACTAAATATAGTTTGCGCATTAGTAAGCACCTCCTAAAGCGGCATTAATCGAATCGATATCGACGTCGCCTGTTGTATTAATTGTGACGTTATTTGTCGTAGTCTTGTTTTCTACTTTATTATTAGTGACACTATTATTCTTGACCGCATTTGTATCCGTGAATGCTTCGCCATTAAAGAGTTCAGCAAACCAGTTAAACACTCCGCTAGCCTTATCAAGTAGCCATTTAACACCATCAATAATCTCCGTTAGCACCGCTAGAATCGGCTCAAGGATAACAAAAAGTATCTCAAGTACCGGAACGATGACAGCCTTTATTACATTAGAAAGGACAAGTAAAACTGGCGTCAGTGCCTCTATTATCGTAAAAATTACTTCTAGCATGACTAAAAGTGGTGCAAGTAGCACATTTATAAGTGGCTCAAGTAAAACCATTAAAACGCTAATAACCTCGATGATGACACTGATGACTTCAATAATCGGGATAAGGAGCGCTACGATTATTTGTAAAATAGGGTTTAAGATTTGGACTGCAATATCAAGTAATGAAACAACGAGTTTAATAATGATATTAAGAATATCTGCTACTACTGTAATCACTTTAATAAGCGGACCAATAACCGAATTAATGAGTGTAAACGCTACTTGAGCGATTTTAACAATTAAGCCAATTAGTATTTTGATTATTTTGACGATTGGATTTAGTAAGACGAGTACTGCGTTAATGATTGGTATTAAAAGCCCTACAACCATATTGATGATTTTCGTAATAACAGGAATTAGTGCTTCAATTAAATTAATGATTACGTCGATAATATCTATAACTAAATCAAGAACGTCATCAAGTAAAGAAACGACTACATCAATTAAGGTGTTAATAACACTCATAACAGCTACGATAACGGGCATGAGTGACTGAACTAAAGTCGAGGCAAACCCAGCCACCCTTTTAAGTAAATCACCAACGATGTCAATTAGCCGTTTTAATAAAGCACGGAACTTTTCATTTTGTAGTAATACTACAGCGATTACTGCAATAAGCGCCGCCCATCCAAGTGTTGAAAATTTAACCGCTAGTCCTGCCACCTTAACCGCACCACTTACTGCTGTAAATGCCGTTTTAACACTCGTCAATATTGGGACAAGTTTTGAAAATACAACAAGTGAAGGACCAAGAGCAATTAGAAATCCCGCGACTACTCCAATTATAACTTTAACGCTACTATTTAAACTTTTCCACCAATCAAGTACTTTTTGTACACTCGGGATAAGTTTATCTCGTAATGCTACCACTATCTTTTCTAGGACGGGTAGTAAGAGTGTTGCAAAACTCATCGCTAGCGACCTAGTGGCTAACGCTAGTGAATCGAGCGCATCATTAAAAGAGCCAGCAATCTCAGCGTCTTCACTCGTAACAAGTCCTAACTCTCTTGCTTCTTCTTTCCACTTACTAATTTCAGTAGCGGACGCTTCTAATACTGGCGCTAACTCTGAACCAATATTTTCGCCAAAGAAAGCATTCGCGGCTGCCGTCCTCGTTGCTTGATCCTCAACGCTTGCTAGTGCATTACGAATAACTTCAAAAGCCTCTTCCGTATTAAGCCCAGCAATATCATCAACCGTTAACCCGATAAGGGCGAGTGCTTCTCTTGCTCTATCCGCATTCCCCGAAGCAATATTACCGAGGATTGTATTAACCTTAATAAAGGCTTTATCCATTGCAATCGTGGTTGAGCCTAATAGTTTAGCTGTGTATTGCCACTCTTGTAATGCTTCAACTGAAAGTCCTAGTTTTTTGGTAGTATCGGCAATATCATCAACTGTCTTTGCTGTGCTAAGTGCTAGAGCGGACAAAGCCGAGCCAGCCGCAATAGCGGGAGCAGTAACGTATTTAGTTAATGCTGAACCGATTTTACCGATAGCAGCAGTGTTGATACTAGAGAGACTTTTAATCTTGCTTTCCGTTTTTTCAAGTTGCGAATTTAAGTTTGCGACTTCAGCCTCGGTATACTTTATTGAGCGGTTAAGTTTATTAAACTCTTTCTCGCTCATGGCGCCGATTTCGACAGCCTTTTTAGCCTTCTCTAATTGCTTATTTTGTTCTTCTAACTTTTGTTTCGTTAAGGTTAGAGTCTGATTTAGTTTATCTTGCTTTTGTTTCCATAAATCAAGATTCCCAGCATCATACCTTAAGTTTTTATTAATAACTGCTAGGTCTCTTTGCTGTTCTTTAAGGCCAGCATTTAGTGATTTAATATTGGCTTCAAGTTCAGTAGTGTCAAGACCTAACTTAATATTCATTCCTTTTACTGTTTCAGCCATATTTTTATACTCCCCCTAACCTAAAAATGTATCGATATCCGCTTGTGTTGCTTGTCGACTAGGTGTCTCACCTGCATAGACATTCTTGTGGATTTCGACGATTTCGAGGTAAGTTTGAATGTCAAAAAACTCACTATCACGGATTGGAATTCCTAATTGCGCCAAGTTATAAATGATATTTGCCGTGAAACTATGATAACCTGGCACACTATCGCGGGGATACTTTGCCCGCTTGTTTACTGTTTACTGAACCGAGTAACTCCGCAATAACATTTGCTAGATTATTTAATTCCTCAGTTCTATTTAAAACCGCAAAATCAAACCCCTGCATAAACTTGTCATAGGTATCACTCGTAAAAGGTTTATGTAAGATGTAGACAATTCGAAATAAAATATCGATGAATTTTCCAACATCATCTTTATTCTTTTGTAAGGCTTTATCAAGCGTGTTGATATCGGTGAAAAGCTCTGTGCCGAATACTTGCCGATAAGAAATAATCGTAAAAAGCGAGGAAGCAAGTTTTAACTCCTTCCCTCCAAGGGTAACTACTTTCTCCATAGTCTATTCTCCTGGAATAACCGGTAATGTCGGCGCTAGTGTTAGGAAGTTTGCATAGTTACTATCACCAAGCGCAGCAACACTATTAGTAACTAAATGATCCCCGACTTCAATTGGGCGAGCGGTAATATTAAGTGTCACAGCATTTGCTTCTGCAGAGTCCGTTTTTGACTTTGTCGCTTCACTAATGGGTGTTACATTACACAAATAGAACCATGCTCTTCGTGCTTTAGCATCACCCTGGAATTCTAGCCCGAGTGCAAAGGTGACTGGTTTAGCATTTGCTACTTCGACAAGATTGCCGTTAGCAAGCCTTTTATACCCAAGTACATCCGTTTTAAACTCTTCTGTAATTTCAGTAAGTTTAAGCGTTAAAGTTCTCCCTGCGTTTTGCACTAAGTTTGCAATAACAATGTCGTCAGCATAAACCGCTGTTGAACCACCAACAATATCACTTGTGAATTCTTGAGCGCCTGGTAAGGCTACTGGTGTCGCAAAACTCCATGTTCCGTTACTTGCTTGTGTCGCAATTGAATAGTGGACATTACGTAAACCGTAAGTAATTTTATTATTAGCCATGTTTAAATTTCCTCCAATCTAACTTCATAGATTTTATTAATTGAACCATCCTCATTTCTAAACTCGGATAGGTTTTGTGGCGTATAGCCATTTTTAAGAAGGGTCGTCTTTAGTTTAGTTTCTAGCGCAGGATCCTTCTTCTTAGTAACAAGCGTAATTTGAATAGTGCTCATATAGAACACTGGTTTATCTTCCGCGAATACTGAAGCTCTTTTACTAATTTCTTGAAAGACGATAAAGGGTGGTTCAGCATTATCTTCATTATCGTACTCATTAGTAGCGTAGAACACTTTCGGGACAACGCTTAAGAGCGTATTTCGTAATTTTTCTAAATACACGCATTAACCTCCCTCTTTTATAATTTGCCGAATTTCTTCAAGCATTAAGGGACTAAGCGATTCGAAAGATGGTCTTAAATACGGTCGTGCTGCCACTATTTTTCCGCTTCGATGCTTAAAACCGAACTCGACTAAATGCACGAGTCCACTTTTCGTTTTTGAATAAATGACAATCATACGATTTGCTCCTTCGCCATATGCCTTTTTAACAAAGGAATCGGCAAGTGCATTAGGACCACCACTGCGCGGAACATTAGAACGAATGTAATCGATAATTTTATCAGCCGTTTTATCAAGACTTATATGAATTTGTTTTATGACATTTTCGGAGTATTCTTGGATATTTTCCTTTAATGCTTCTGGCATTTTATCAATTTCCATCGTTTATAATTTCCTCCCATTTAAGTGGTGTTTCCGCCATATAAAGTTCGATATATTGTCCGTTTAGATATATTCTTTTGATTTCATAGATTTTGCCGTAGTAGGGAAAGTAAGCATACTTGCTCCCGTCATAAATAAAAGACTGAATACTTACCTTAAAATCGAATAAAACTTTTGTTTGAATCGATGAATAATATTCCTTGGAGGAGATGGAGCTGATTACTCCACCCACCTCCTTGGAGCCGACCAACCGCCAAGACTTGTTGCCAAGTTTATCGACAGCTGTTTTAACACGGAATAGGATGAAAGAAGTATTGTAGGAATTAGGATACGAAATCATAAGGAAATCCGAGGATTATCACTCATGAGGAGCGCCATGAACCTCAGAGGCTAGAGGCACGAGGCATAACTGTCTGAGTAAGACATCAAAGCTCTTAGGCAACTCTCTCACCGTACCATCGCTTTTGAAGCCAAAGTTAGTCTTCACAAATATGATAATAAGAGCTTTTACCAATGGGTCACTATTAGATTCAGCGACTTCACGAGGAACTCCAGTCGTTATCAGCAACTGGCGGCACGAGGCGATATGAATTAACAATTCCTCATCGGCATAGTTTTCGGTTACAGGGATTAGCAAAGCCTTTTTTACTATCTCCAGCATGTTTTCACTCATCACAATATCCTCCCTATTTTTTAGATATTAACCCTACCCGCTTCAACGATAGGTCATGTAGTACGAGACGTCAGACCTACGTGTTTCGACCTTAATTTAATGTTGATGGGGAAATCTTATCCACCAACAGTGGCGGCTTTTTTCTTAATGCGTAAGAAACCTTTATAGCCGACAACATTACCGCCAGTAAAGACGGATGCTTTGTAACTGATAATCCCGTCTTTGAATTTGTAATCCGTTGATTTAGCAATTTCAACTGGCGAGAAAACTGGGACTTCGTAATTTGTTAATGCCCCATAAGCCATACAGTAAGTACCAGCCTCAGTATTTGGATCAACGACAGACCCACAGTTACTATTAATGACATAAGGAATGCCATCAATCGTTGATGCACTATAATCGACAATATGAACTTTACGCCCTTCCGTTGTCCGAAGGTTAGCAAATGCCCGTAAGTCGTTCTTACTTAAAATTAACGCTGCTCCACCCTCAACTTCTTCATCGCCACCATAGGCATAAATGATTTCATCAAGTGTCGTGTCATCGATTGTGCTAATTTCGATATCGGTGTTATCGGCAAGTGCTTCAACATTATTAGCAAAGATACCTTTGAAGGTATTCGTGGAGCCTGCACCCCGTAAAATTTGTTGTGAAATCTTTTTGCGGAGCGCAATATTGATTCCTCTTAACACTTCTTGTGAGTAAGGTAAGGCTGGAAGTTTTTCTAATTCTTCCGTAATTTCAGCATAAGCTGTCACTTTTACTTTCGTAATCGTCGCATAACCGAATGTCGGTTCAGCGGTAGTGTAAGGATCACCTTCAGCAGTAAGTCCTGCCATATCTGTTGATTTTACGAAGGACTTTTTATAAGTCTCACCACCCTCTAAGTTAACGATTCTTACTTTATCAACGAGTGTGGATACATCGCGGAAAGGGTATGCACCGATTTCAGCATTAGTGTGCGAAGGAAGTAAGACATTACTTGAAGTGACAGTCACTGTGCGTCCTTCTTTTAAGTCCTTGCCACGTTTCTCCATATTTTCGATTGCTTCAGCATCACTACGAATTTGAAACATCGCAGCACTATCGAATTTACGCTTCATTGATAATTTCTTATCGATTAAGTTTCGTTCTTCTTGGAGCGCATCAGTTTCTTTTTCGAATTTTTCTAATACGGAGAGGTTGTCTTCTTTTTCTGCTAACGCCCGAATTTCATTTAAGCGTTCAGCAATTTCTTTTTTACGAATTTCTAAATTCATCTGAATTCCTCCTAAATATTCGTTTTTAATTTAAGTCGTTTACGAATAACCATTCTGGCTGCTTCGTCTTTTTCATTTTCCAATGCCTTAATCTCCGCGTCCGCGAGTTCAAGGGAGCGAGCAATCGCATCAATAGATGTGCCTTCATAGGCAGGTAAATCCACAACCGATACATCATACAAGCGATCAATTTGTGTGATGGTTCGTTTGGGAATGTCACCAGTTCTATCCCAGCTTTGACCTTTAACAGTAAAAGCAAACGACATCTTGTCTAATAACCCAGCTTCAATCGATTTATAGACATCTCGATTGGACTGTGTATCAATAAGTTCAGCTCTAACCTTTAAGCCAAATTCATCAACTTCGAGGGTTAGAGAACCATTCCGCGTCCTAGCTAAAATAAGCCGGTTATCGGTATGGTTGTATTTAAGTGGTACGTCCTTAAGATTAGCTTCATCAAGCGCGCGGGAGTCGATGACCTCTTTAAAGCCATATTCGCTATCACCGATCATCGTTTCTTGATTAAAGACAATCGCGTAACCTTCAATAATCATTTTGTCGGTTTCGGTTTCATTGAAATTTCCAATGGTTGAGAACCGCGTTTCTTTATTTAGTATCATCTGTGTTTTCCTCCGGTGGTTGTTCACCAACTTGATATTTATTTGCATTATTCGCATCAACATAATTGAGCGACTGTAGTCTTTTATCGCCACCTTCAATAGGCTCAAGACCAAGCAAACTTCTCGACTCGTTTAGTGAGAGAATACCCAGCCCCATTAGTTTTTCAATGGCACTAACTTTAGTGTTCCACGAGGCGTACTGCAGGCGCTCAGAATAAAAAATGATTTGTTCACCACGCTCCAGTGCATTTCGTGTTAATAGCGCCTTTGAAAATGTCTCCGAAAGAGCAATTGCTATTCCTTCAATCGCTCCTTCATAAAAAGCGTTATATTCATCCTCGCTGTACTCGTTCTTATAAATCGGCTCACTTACACCAAAATAGTTAATAATTTTTTGATGCAGGAAAGACAAAGTCTCACTATCAGCAAGTTTAGGATCCACACTAAGCGGGACATAATCACTTTTTAAATCTACCGGGACAATCGAGGAGTTGCCACTCTGCGTCGATTCTTTTAGGGCTTTATCAAATTCATCCTTTTGTGCTTTCTTATCTTTTTCGGAGAGCAGACCGTTGATTTTTAATAATCCTTTTATTTGAAAGCTACTGCGGATTGCGTTATCAATTCCCTGCAGGACCGAGTCATTGATTTTAATGGTTTTTAAGATGGCAGCATGATCTGAAATCGCGCCGCTTCCTCCAAAAATATCATTGACACCATAAAACCGGCGCAAGTGAATAATCGATTCATACGGTAGGGTATACTCTTTACCATCTGTAAAAGAAAAGCGAAGGTATATTCCTCCGCTT